TGCAGCGAATACCCGACGATCATGTCAGGACCGATCGTCACCGTCGGCGCGTAATACTTCCCGGCATAGACGACGAGCGCGCCGTCCGACCGCGGCGCCATCCAGCCGTCACAGCAGGCCAGCAGGCCACCCACGACCGCTTTGTGTTCGTCGGTATGCTTGTGGGCGAGGCATGACCGGTAACGCGGTTCGGTCGCCGGTGAGCCTTCCGACGACGACCAGACCACCTGGGAGCCGATTGGATGGTCATTATCAAGAGGGCTGCTGAGCCCGAGCACAAGTCCGATGATCGACGTCACCGTGCGTGTCTCGGTCAGCGACGTATCGCCGGTCGCCGAAATGACGATCGTCTGGCCGGTGGCCAGGCCGTTCGTCGTCGTGACGGTGACGTGTCCGCTGCCTTCATCGGCCTTTTCCGCAAGGATAGTCTGCACGCCCTTTAGCGGCACGCCCTCATCGCAGACGTTCGCCGCTTCGGTCCACGATGCCAAGGTTGGCAGGAAGTGGGTCGCCCAGTCCTTGTTATCCCGCACGAGTTCGTAGTGCGCGAGGTGCAGGATAGCGTTTTCGCTGTATTTCCAGGTCGATCGATCCGTGACGCTCTGGCTCGGATCGCGCCAGTCGAACACCAATTGCCGTTCCATGACCAACGACAGCGGCATGTTGTTCGGACCGCCGGTCGGGAAGATCATCTGGAAATTCTTGGCCTTGGTCGGCTTGGTGATGACGCAGCCGGTACAGACGCCATCGCCGCGGTGTTCGCTGGTCCACTGGTCCGGAACCTTGGCGATCACCTCGCTAAAGGCGGTTTCGGTATCCTCGCCCAACCGCGTGAAGACGGTGACGATGTCGCTCAATTCGCCGAACTGGCCAGCCTCACCGGCCTGGACGCGGCCATCGGTGAGAACTGTGATTTTGGTATCACCGAGATAGTGCCCGGTAATCGCGTTGACCTTACCGTCGTGGAACGCGCCGACGTCGACCGCGATGCCGTCCTTGTTCGTGACGTAAAGGGCGAACGCCATGTAGTGGCGGCCGAGACCATAGCCGGACACGCGCGGCGGGGTGGGGGATTTCAGTGACGTTTCGGTCTGGTCCGGCTTCTGGTGAGGCTGCAGCAAGCTTCCGATGCCGCTCGACAGCAGGCCAACGCCCACACCGATTAGGCCGATATTGCCGGTCACCGCACCGACAACCAGCGCGTTGATACCGAACCATATCTTGAGGATCGAGCCGATGACCTTGCTCATGGCCGCCAGACCTTGATCGGCTCGGCTGGGGCGCAGACCAGCCCGCGAATGCCGAGCATGGCCCAGCGCTCGCCGGTGAAGATCGCGCAGACCTGTTCGGCGCCGTTTTCGGTGATCGCTTCGACGATACCGACATCACCGAGCTCTGGAACATCGACCTCGGGCGCGCCGATGTCCGCCATACCGCGCGACCACAGAGCGACCAGGCCGCCGCCCTCACGGATGGTGCGCATGGCTGAGAATTCGGACGTGTAAAGCGGGCGCAAGAAATCCATCGGGTCGCCACGCCCACGACGGATGCACCATTCTGCCGCGAACCGGCAGCAATCCCATTCACCCCATCTCCATGGGCGTGAGATCGCGGCTTGGAGAAAACCGCCGAGATCGGTCATTTGCCGCTGTCCGACGGCCCGAAGCGACGGGACGTGCCGGCGCTAATGCCCGCGATGTGATCGAAAAACCGGTCTGTCGGTGAGCGACGCCGTTGGTCGGAGTCTGTAAAGAATGCGACCGGCGCACGCGACCGATCGGTGTAGTCGGTGCCAATGCTGAGGGTAATTGACCGCGTCGTGCCCTGCCGTGCCGTCGTCAGCGTATCAGCGCGCAGAACCCCAATCCATTCAACGTCGTCAATCTGCCAGTCGGCATCGAAATAGACGTTGCCGATATGGACCTTGGCGCCCTTGATGCTTGCCGCTTCCTCGATCGCGAACTTCACCGTTTCGGTGCTGACTCCGCTCACGGTGATATCGAGGCGTGATGCTGTGCCGTTGATGACTTGCTCGAGTTCGGGAATGTTCACGAGCTGGCCGCCGCCGAGATATGGCGCGGGCGAGGGTTCCACGATGTCGGCTGGGATAACTAGCTCGCCAACGCCAGACCAAAGCCGCGCAATCGGATCACTCTCGATCCGAAATAGGACCGACCCCCTCATGTTGCAGGAGGCCGCATATCCTCGACAAACGATACCGTGCAGGACGTGAAACGGCCCGTATCTGTCGAGTTGCTGGTCTGCCCCTGGATCACCATCTGGCAGCGCGGCGTGTCGAATTCCAGCGCAGTTCCTGCCGCTATCGCTTCACGCAGCGGCGGACGAAAGGTGATCGTGTCGCCGTCGACTGACCGGATGCGATACGAACGCCAACCCCAATTCTCATGCTGGACCGAGAATAGCTCGCCGCCGATCAGTGGGGTCGGCGATGTTCCGGTGATGTGAAGCGTTGTCGCGCGCAGGCCTGCGCCAGCGGTTGCCGTGAAAGACGTACTTCCGCTTTCGTAAAGGGTATCGTCGTCGAAGCTGGTATCGTCGCTATGCGTGACCGTGGCGATTGCGCCGACCGGCTGAAACCGTCGTTCTGCACACAGCAGGACGATGAAGGCATCCCCGGCATCGGCGTCGCTGAGAACGCGCCAGGCGTTTCCGGCTTGCTTTGTTCGGGCCGTGCCGTTGCTGAAATCGCCCTGAAGATAGCCGCCGCCATCGGTTTCGGTCGTGTCGGTGATGCCCGAAAGCGCAGTGCCGCCGTCGACCACATGCCCTACCCGTCGCAGGTCAACCGTGCGAAAGCCGAACTGACAGAGGTGGACCGTGCGCACCGCTGTGGAATAGGCACGCGACGACGCTCAGGATTACGGCTGATTAGCCCGACACCTCACCGGTGAACGTCGTCGTCACCATCCACGCCGATGCTTCCGACGGGTCTTGCGTCGGCATGGACTGGATCCATTCCAGCCGCAGCTTGTCGCCGTTGCCGAGATCGATCGTGGCTCCATCAAGCGCGGCCTGGAATGCATCGCCGATTGCAGTCGCGTTATCCTCCGCTGGCACGATCACGGTCCCGCTGCCGTCCACGATGTCTTTGCTGAAGCCTTGGACCGAAATGCGATAGGCCGACGATCGCAGGCCGGATGCGGCGAATGGCGATGCGATCATTGTGCCGAAGCGGCCAAACGGAAAGGTCTTGGTCGCCGGAACCGTGCCTGGATATAGTGACGGCTTCTGGATGAGCGCCGTAACCGCGTCGCTGGCTTTCAGCGCGGCCATGACCGCGGCGCGAGTCTTGAGAGTGGATACCGGCATCAGTCGTTGACCACCTTGCGGAATGCCGACGCTAGCCCGGCAAGCACATGCGGGCGTACTTCCTCGGTGGACGGCTCAATATATGGCCGTGGACCAGCATTGCTCGTTCCGCGCTCGACGTAGATGGCGTGTGGCGCGTCGGCGATGGCGCTGGTCTTTATCTCTGAGCCTGTTTCGATCAATTCGCCGACGTGAAGCGATTGCTCGAGTTCATGCGTATCGGAGTTCGGGTATCCGCCGACGGGGCCGGGAACGTGACCCGGACCGGACACCGAGCCGTCATTGATATTGACGCGCGCGAAATCGACGATCGTCTGCGCGTTCTCCAGCAACACCTCGCCGAGGCCGGGCGTAAGGCGATGCAGCGCCAGGCGCTTGAGCCGGTCGCCATGATTGTCGGTGAAGCGGATCACGCCAGTTGTCCCTTGCCGACCCAGCCTATGCCCGCCGGATCGCGCTGTAGCGAACTGACAAGCCATTGTGCGCGGAAGTCGTCCGGCGCCTTCGCGTCCGTGACCTTCACGCTGGCGTCGGTGTCTAAGCGCAAACCGGCAGGCAATCCGCTCGCCAGGATGATGAATCGATAGTCCTTGTCCGACCAACCCTGTGGCCGCGCGCGTTCGTCGATCGCGTCGATCTGGACCGTGCATGGCGTTTCCGCTGGCGGCAATCCGGAATGGAATACGCCATTGTCGTCATAGCCGCCGGGCGTTGCTTGCGAGATGATCGCACCGGCATAGAAAGGCGCGCCAAAAGCTGTAGACGCCATCTGTGCCAGGCCGAGGAATGCATCCGGGAGGTTCACGGATAAGTCCAAGGCGACAGCGGCCCAGCGAACCCGTTGAAGCCGCAACCGACCACAACAGTGCCGGGCGAAGTCACGCCAAACCCGCTCACATTGCGCCGCAACAGGTCGAGATAATCTTGCCCGTATGGCGTCGATGCCCAGCCGCCCGCCACCGCAACCTTGATCGCCACATCGCTGAATTGCGCGTCAAAGGTTCCCGACTTGAACCGGGTAACGCCAGCAGCGGCGAATCCACCAAGCTGGGAGCCGGAAATGCCTGCAACGCCAGTCTTGGACATATTGTGAGCCGCCGCCGCGATAAGGCCCGGCGCGTAGTCCCCATCGTTCCACGATACATCGACGAACCGCTTGGCGTCGGCCAGCCAATAGGCGACCGTCGCGTCATCGACCGCGGCGAATGCGGGATAGCGCATCTTGAGCGCGGCGACGTTCGGGTCAATCGCGACTAACGCGTTGATGGAGAGATAGATCGTCTCATCGAACGTGCGGCCGCCCGTTGTTGTCACGATCGCGTACAGAACGTTGGTTTCGCCTGCCGTGCCGCCGGACACATCCGCGACGAGTGCCGTATCCCCGGTCTGTGGTGCGCGCGCGGTGGCCGATACCGTGCCTTCGGTGACATTGATTGACGCGGTCGAAATCGTGTCGCCGGCGTCGAGCCCTGGCGACCACGTATAATCAGCGACTTCGGCGGGATGCTTTGCCGGCCAGGTGAGCGACATCAGACAGCCCTTCTCGATCGAACACTGGACACGGTGCGCGGTTTTACGGCCGATGACGCCACGCGCATTACGGCTAGTTCGGCCGCTGTACGATCGACCTTCGGCGAAGATACTGAGCGGGTTGCTGTCGGCGTCATCGGCACGCGAGCGAGCCCATGTGCCTCCACACTGTCGGCATTGTCATTGCAGGCGACGAGCGCGGAGATGACGAGCCGCGCCGATCCAACGCTGCTGTCGCCGTTCTCCACGATAGCTACCGAGCCGGTGATTGGCACCAGTGTCGATGTGCCGGACGCCGAGACACTGTCCGCCGCCTCTTGCGCAGAAAGTGATCCGTGGATCGCTGTGGATGATATTGCCGACGCCGAATCGTCCTGTTCGCCAATGCTAGCATTGCCGGCGATGTGGAGCGCCACATCACTGGCCACCGTATCATCGGCTTCGCTGGCGGCGGTGGCAGCCGATATCCGCAACGCTCCGGTCGAGATGGTGGCATCGTTCGCTTCCGCCAGTGCCGATGATCCGGCCACACGAACCGTGGCAGTCCCGGATATGCTGTCGTCCGCCTCGGGCGCGGACATGAACGCCGCCAAGCGCACTGAACCCGCCGCCGAGACGATGTCGCCGTCTTCTGTAGCGGAAACGGCGCCCGTAATCGGTGCCGCGACAAGCGTTCCTGCCGACGATAGGCTATCATCGCCCTCAGTCGGCGACGACTGGCCGGTAACTCTGAGCGCGCCGCCAGATGCCAGGCCGTCATCGGCTTCAGCAACCACTACGGCTGCGCTCAGGCGCAGGGTGGCGGCTGCTGCAACGCCGTCAGCGGCTTCAGTCTTCGCGAGCGCCCCACTGACCTTGATGGTGCCGCCTGACGACACCGTATCGCCGGCTTCTGTCATGGAAGCCGACCCAGTGATACCGCTGCCAGTCGTGTACGTGATCGACAGCGTTGCCGCCTTGGCCGGGGCGTCGGCTACGTCGTGATAGGAGCAATAGTTTGCCGCGCCGGTCGGGTCGCCAGCGAACGCCAGGGCGTTGCCTGAAACCCAGCCAGCGCGGTTGACGATCTCTTGGACGATCGATGCGACGTTGTGGTTGACCGTCGTTTCCGCCGTCGTGCTACCCAAAATGGCAGTCGATGCAGTCGTGCGGATCCCGGTATTCGGCCCCGTCGTTGTCCACGCGGGCGCATTGTCCGACGCGACGCCCTTCAGCGTGCCGAGTGACGAGCCTGTTGCTGGCCCGAGTGATCCGCCGACGACAAGGGACAGAGTCGCGGATGAAATCGTCGCGCTCTTTGGCACGGCCACGGCGGTGAAACGAAGCCCGGCGTAAATCGTCGAGCCCAAGGCATTGCCGGCAGCAACACCGGTGTCGTCGAGCCCGGAACCAGTGACGTAACTGACGTCGTTGACGCTCGATGTGATCTGATACGAGACGGTGGTCACGGGCTATCTCCCGCCCGCGTGAGGATCAGGCGTTACCGGCGGTCAGCGTGAAGGTCGAAACGATGAAATCCTGCCCGGCCGCGAACGAAGTGTTGTCGACGGTCATGTCTCCGCCACCGCCTGTCGCGGTCACCGTGCCTTGGAGATGGCAGGTCGTGCCGGCGCTGTCGTGGATCCGGAAATGCGCCGCGGTCCCTGTTGCATCGGCGCTCGTGTCCTCCCACGTTCCCGACTTTGCCTTGGTGCCGGACGACGCCGCAGCCATCCAGTCACTCGGCAGGTTGACGGTCGCCAGAACAGTGCCGCTGTTGGCCGCTGCACAGTTGGCAGGGGCGGCGCCGGTGCGGATCGTCAGGATCGCCGACGCGCCTGCCGTGCTTTCGACCGCATCGAGGCGGGCGTTGCGAACGGCGACGGAGTATTGCAGCGTCATCTCAGTTTCCCTATGCAAAGGGCCGCCCCACACGAAGCGGAGCGGCCCTTATCCCCGCGACGAATGGGTTAGGCTTTTGGCGCGTCCGCAGCCTTCTCGGCTTCCTTCGCGGCATGCGCGCCGGTGCCGAACCATTCCTTATTCAATTCGCCGGCCCCGAGTTCGATGTCCTCGGTCTGGCCCGGTTCGAGCATGACCAGCGCGCCGTCCTTGTCGTGAAGCCCCTTGGGGCCAGCGGTAATGTTCGTGATCTTCGCCATGTCGCTTTCCTCAGAACGAGTCGTAGTAAGCCATGCCCTTGGGCACGCGGACATCGAGACCGCCGACGTTCATGATCCCGCCGACCTCGTAGACCATGCTCGCCTTCTGGAACGGCGGCAGGAACTGGTGCGGCCCGGGAAGCATGAACTTCATCACCTGCGGGTTCTTCGAATAGGCGACCATGCGGCGGCTCGATCCGGTTCCTGCGGTTTCGAGTGCGCGGCTCTTCATGATCGTCAGGCTGTCGCCGGCCGTGTTGTTGGCTTGCAAGAACGCCAGGATCGAGTTTGACCCGCTGGTGCCGATCATCGTATTGGCGATGTAGTTGTACGCCGTGGTCGGCAGGACCAGCGTATCGGCCACGAAGACCTCTCCGCTGTTCGTCTCGACCGCATTGATGGCGGCGTTGACGTCGCGCAGAATCAGTTCGGGGGTCTTCGCCGGCCAAGTCCGCGACGAGCTCGTGCCGTCCGCGGCAACCTGCACCGCAGGAACGTTCGCGTCGTTGGTGAAGCCGGTCCAGCCCTTCTCCGACACGCCCGCCGGGTTCTTGCCCGTCATGCCGATGCCGTAGATGAACTTCTGCGACACCATGTCGGCCGCAGCGGCCTTGTCCGACGACAGCGCGCGACCGAGCTTGGCCGAGCGCTGCAATTCCTGCGTGTTCCATTCGTAGCCGATGCCGGCCAGGTGGAAGTTGCGGGTGGCCTGCGCCATCTTGCTCGACGCATAGGGCATGTCGAACGACGCGCCGGAGAAGAACGCGGCCTCGCCGACCTTGTCCATCGAATAGACGAGCGTGCCAACGTCCCACATGTCGCCCGAGCTATCGACCGGGAAATAGCGCCCGATGTCGAAGCTCGGGTACTTGATCATGTAGACTTCGGTCTCGATCCGGTAGAGCTGCGGCGTCAGGAAGGCGTAACCAACCTGCGCATCGCTCAGGAACGAGTCGACCTTGTCGGCGAAGCTGGCGGCGTGACGCGCATTGTCCGTAGCCCACAGGCTGATGACATGCTTCTTCGTCGCGGCGTCCGCCACCATGAAGGCGGCGGCGTCCGTTATCTGGCCAGAGGCGCGATCGTAGAAATTCGTGATTGCGTTCATTTCAGTCGCCCCCTCAGCGCTTGACGATGCGGCACAGGCCGTCGGTAACAGTGATGTCGGCGATCCAGCCGGTCGCGATGTGCGTCGCGTCCGCAGCGGTCGCGCCGACCAAATCCGCGGCACCACCGCCAGTGCCGACCGTGAGCGGCGCACCATCGGTGACGGCGCCCTTCACGGACTTAATCATTGCACCGCTCGTGAGGATCGGGACGTTGTCGTATTGGGCATAGGTGTCTGCGGCGAGACCGGCGATTGCCGGCTGACCCGCGACCGCAATCGCCCAGCCCAGGAACGTAGCCGCAGTGCCGACCGTGGCGGTGCAGCCATGATCGCCGGAACCACGATAGACCGGGGCGCCGAACGGGATACCGCCGGCGTCCTCGCACGTGCGGGTGATGCGATTGGACGTTTCACCATCCGCGACCATGCCGTCATAGCCGATCGCGACTGTTTCGGTGAAGTTGGTCTGAAGAACAGGCATTGCTCAGGCTCCCGTCAGTAGCGCGAGGCGCGCGCGAGATCGCGGACGCTCTTGGTGTCATTGGCGACGATCGGCGAACCGGAGATGCCCGGGCGCGCGTCGGTGGCCTTCACGTCCTTGGTCAGCGAGGCGAACGACGCGGCGTATTGCTCATCGGTCCAGCCTTCGCGGAGCGTGGCATCGATCTTGGCATCGACCACCGCCTTGGTGATCTCGGTCTGCCCCATCGCGTCGGTGACGGTGATGCCGAGCGCCTTCGCCTTGTCGGCGATGTTCGAATAGGCCTTGGCGGCATCGCGCAGTTTGGCGGGGCTCGACGCATCGGCGAGTTGCTGCGTCAGCGTGACCTTTTCGGCTTCAAGCGTCGCCTTGTCGGTCGTGAGCGTGGCGACCTGCGTTTCGAGGCCGGCCACCTTGCCATTCGCAGCATCGCGCGCGGCCAGGATGGTGTTGATCGTCGCAATCGCCGTATCGGCGTTGGACACGTCGACGGTGAGCCCGTCGATGAGCATGGTCTTCACGGGCTTCTCCGTTTGCAGGCTGTAGAGGAAGGATTGAGGGGCAGGTGAGCAGGGAGCGGCGTCTGTCACGCGGGTGTTGCCGGCGCGGCCGTGCTTCACGAATGCAACATGATTGCCGTCGATGTTCGTTTGCTGGGCGACGTAGCTTTCGCCAGCCGGGTTGACGCCATCGCGAACAACGAGGTTGGCCTCATAGCCCCCGGAGAGGTCTTTCTTGCCGGCGCGATAGTCGGCGATCAGTCCTTTGTCGGTCATCAAGCCGGACAGGCGGGCGAACTCGCCATCGCGGAGAACTTCGCCGATCACGCCTTTGGTCTTGGCGTTCCAATCGTCGATCGTCACACCATCGGCGGGGTGGTCATTCGTCAGCGGCTTGGCGATGAAGCTCGCCATAGCGGACGGCTTGAACACTTCCTCGGCTGGACGATCGACCGGGTACAGCGTGCCCGGCTTGAACTTACGATCACCGGCAGCGTCTTTGTAAATGCCGTCCGGGTCGATCTCCGATCCGTCGTACATCTGCACGCCGGTGCGGGCGAAACGCGCGGAAAAGCCGAGAAATCCACCCGGGACCTCCCACGTCTTGTCCATGATGAGCGCGTCCGTGAACATGGCACGCGGAATTAGATGGTGTGACGACAACCTATTACGGCTGGTCGGAATGGGCTAGCTCTTGAGCGTCTGCGTCCGCGACAGCGTCCCTGGCACCGCATCGAGCACTTGGCGATTGCCTTGCTGGATAGCCGCCGCCGTCTCACGCTGGACGATGCCAAGAATGCCCTTGGTGTAACCCTCAGGATTCACGCCGGATGCATCGATGTTGACGGTCTGGTGCAGGATCATGGCGTTCGACGGCCCATTCACTCGCCCATTCGCCGCCCCGATATTCGGCCCGATCGCGAACGGTTCGCCACGATTGACCCGCGCGAACGGCTGGCCATTGAGCGAGAGGATATTGTTGTCGGTGCCATGCCGGCCGCCGAACACGCCAGAAACGCCGGTTGCGAAGCCTGGCATGTCCATAAGAACGCCGGTGCCGTTGATACCCCCGAGGCCACCACCACCTCCTCCGAACAGATGACCGATCCCCGACAGGATCGAGCCGAAGAAACCGCCACCACTGCCGCCTAGGCCCGCACTCGCGCCCTGTTGCGGAAACAGCGTGTTCGCCAACGGGATCAACAATTCGCGCTCGATGCCGATCTTAATCAAATCCTGAAGGAACTGTCCCGCCAGGCCGTGGAGATGTAGGAATTTGGCAACCGCGCTGGTCAGGCCGTCGTCAAGGTTTTGCAACCCGTTAGCCGCAGCCTGTTGAAGCGCTTCGTCGATCTGCTTCACGGACGAAGGAAGTCTAGCCAGATAGTCGCCCAGCGGACCGCGGTTCTGCGCGTCGATGACAGCCTCGCCTTCGCGTTGACGCTGATCCGCGGTCTTCAACGTCCGCTTTGCGTTATTCACGTCGCTAGTCGAGACAGACGTGTCTCCCTCCGCAGCGCGTTCGATCGTGTAGTTGGCGCCGAGAGTCTCCTTCTGGCGCTCTATTTCGAGGATCTGCTTTTCCAGCGCCGCCCGCTCGGCGACCGTTTTAGCCAACACCTCCTGATTGCGAAGCTCCTCTTCCTTGGCATCGATGATCGCCACGGTGGTATCGTAGCTGCGCTTGAGTGCTTCGAGCGTGTCGTCTCGCTTAATGACGTTCAATTGTTCATTGTAGGTGAGCTTGAGTTGCTTCTCCAGCGCATCGGCCTGCTCTCGCGTGAGCTGCTTCTCTTTGACCTGCAGCTCAATATCGTCACGTTGGCGTTGGGTATCGGCATCCAACTGCTTCTTCTTGAGATCTAGTCTGTCGTGCTCGTCCTGCGTCTGGTCTTCCTGCGCCCGCAGCTGCTCGTCCCGTAGGCGGTTCATCTCATCGATGAAACGCTTTTCGCGTTCGTTGGTCTTGTCCTTGGGGCCTTTCGGACCCTTGGGCGCGAACAACTTGCTGAGATCGGGTCCGCTAGCTGCCGGCGGTGGGGCGGCGTCGGCTTTGTCAATCGCCAGAGTCTCCCTGCCGAGGAACTGCATCGCGGCGGCACGCCCTTTCGGCGTATTCTCCACACGACCAAACCCCCGGAGGTTGACGACCGTGTTGGGATCGCGGGCCATATTGCCGATCGTGTTCGATGCTTGGGCATATCGGACGCGTAGGGCGTTCCTGCCATCTGGGGTCGATTTCAACAGATCTTGGGCCGCGCGACGGTCCTCCGGACTAGCCATATCGCTGTCGAGGACCTTGTTCGCGCCGAAGCGCTGCAAGGCCGCGATGGCCTCAATCGCTTTCGTGGCGAGGCGCCCAAAAGATGCCGCCAACTGATCGATCGCCTCGGAATTAGACGCTACAACGCCCGTCAACTGCCGCTGGAGTTGATCGCCGATCATCTTCAGCTTCATGGCCGTCTGGTCAGCGCGCTGAATCTCCGCGTTACTAAGCACGGTGCCAGTCGCATCGATCGATTTCGTTAGTTCATCGAATGATCCCGACCCTTTCGACAGGATCGGGTCCAGTTTGCGCAACTGCTCGCCGCCGAGTGCGGTTTCCAGAGCCATGCGGCGCGCCTGGTCGGGAATTTTGGACAGCTTGTCCATGAAGACCGGCAAGATGTCGTTGAGCGACTTATAGCCGTCCTTGGCATTCCCGAGGTCGATCTTCAGGCCCTTGAATATCTTACCTTGTTCCTGCGCCCCCTCCTGGGCCTTGCCGATGTTCGACCCGAGTTGACTGAAGCCCTCGCGCAACTGCTCTGTTGTGGCGCCAACTTGGCCGGCCGCGACCTCCCAGATTTGGAGATCGTGCGCCGATATGCCGAGCTGATCACTGACCTGTTTGATCGACTTCGCGTATTCGAGGCCGACCTCTGTGGCTCGGACCATGCCAGATATCGTCGCCGATACGGCACCGACCACCCCGATACCTGCAATCGCTGCCGCCCCACCCGTTGCGGCAAATAGTCCGCCACCACGCGCGAACTGCTCGGCATCCTTGGCGAAGGCGCCTCTACCCTTGCCGCGGGCGACGGCCGCCCGCTCAACCTCTATCGCTAGAGCACGCTGCTCAAGCGTGTTCATAATCTCTTGCTCGGAAACGCCCTGCCTCAATAGCTGCTGCTCAAGCCGCATTGCGCCAAGCTTTTCGTCGATTATCCGCTTATCGGCAGCATTGGCGTAGGTTCTCGCATCACGATACTTGATTTGGTCCACCAGTAGCCGATTTATTTCAGCTTCTGCGGCAACGTCCGCCGACGAGTCTGCGCCGAGCGCCGACAGCGGAATGGAGCGTTGCCCTGTGCGCTCTCCTGGCACCGACGTGTTCGGCAGGCGGCCAGTCGATCCGCGCGATCCCGGCTTCACACCACCTGATGCAACGGACCGAGCGACCATCTCCCGGATGCGCCGCGTCTCAGCCGCCTCGCGCTGCGCTTCGGCAATCGCGGCGTCGGCCTGCTCCTTGGCCGCCTTCTTTACCGCTGCCGTCTCGCGGTTCGATTGGGCAACGGCAGTATCAGCGCGCGCCTTGCGGGTGCGGGTGACGCGCTGGGTCAGGCCTTCCTCTGCGGCACCGATTGCATTGGCGCCCGCCTTATACTTCTGCCCCTCGGCGCCGAGATCGAACGTCTGCGCCTTCAGCTTGTCGGTCGAGCGAGAGAACTTCTCATGTGCCGACGTGGCACGCGCGAAATCCGCCTCATACTTATCGAGATTGCGAACGATGAGGTCCGCAACGATCGCGTCGACAACCTCAGCCATCAGTGAATAGTCCTTGCGATGCCGCGATCAGCCAATCGCTGTTGCCGGCGCTCGACGAACGCAGCTTCAGGTGCCTCAACCGGTTCCTGTTCCGTCGAGTGGCGATCGTTCCAGGTCCAGAGCATGCCTTGATACTCCCACCATGTCAGCGCGCGGGCATCGGACAACGACACACCCATCATGGCGCAATTCGTGAGAACGCCCGCCCAGTCTATCCGCTCGTTTCGGTCGCCGGGCTTGTCCCCGGCTCGTCTTTTTTTGGCGGCGTGTAGCCTTCGATCAGTGCGGCGAGAATCGCATAGGCGAGCATCCAGACCTGTGTCAGGCGCAGGCGCTGGTCGCTGATGTTTAGAACATACCGATCGATGAGGTCACCGGCGCGCACGGACGAGACCGATACCGGGCTACCATCAACCTCGCCGGATGCGCCGCCGATCAGACCTTGGCGGATGACCTCAATCAATTCCGGAAACCGATATTCCGCAAGCTCGGGGTAGATATCGCCTTCGTCGAAACCGTAGCGGCCTTTCAGCGTGCGGGCATAGATCGCGCCGATGCCGGCACCACACTTCTGCTCGATCTCGACAATCTGCGCGAGGCCGAGCTTGAAGGTGTAGGCGCCGTCCGCAAACTTGAGATCAAGCCACGTCTGCACGGGATTACGAGATGACGACGGTGAGCGTCGTCAGGTGCGGAGAATTGTTGGCCTCGGCGTTCGTTTCGTTGACCTTCACGGTCTTGCTGCCGGACGTCGCCCAGGTGGCATGGATCGTGTTGGTCGCATCGTCGAAGCTTACGGCAGTGGCGCCGGTTGCGACGACGCTGATCGTCGAGCCGGCGGTGCGGCCTGAAATCACGCCGGACCACGGCGTCGCGGCAGTGCCGGTCAGCGGGGTCGCGGTCAGCGTGGCCAGCGTGGGTGAGGTGGTCGAAACCCAGTCGACCTCACCATCGCTCTGCCACGAGAACTGCGACGTCACGTTCTGCTTGTCGGTCGCGCCCTCCTGCCATTGGTTGAACAGGTATGGGCCCTGCCAGTAACCTTGGCTGACGAGATCGTTGCCGGGCTCGCCCTCGATGAAGCGATACGGGAGCGTCTTGCCGAAGATCGCACGAATGACGTTGGTCTGCGCGCGATTGTGCAAACCCGTGCCCGACATGTTCTTTTCCTGGCTGTTCGCGTTGCGCGACACCCACGGCACCGCTTCGGGGTCCTGACAGTTCGGAACGGCTTCGTCGCTGGTGTTGACTTGATGGGTCAGATTGCGGGTGTTCAGCCCGCAGATGACGACATAGCCGCTGAGGGAATTGCCGCCGGAATCGGTCACGCCCTGGTTGGTCACGTCAACTGCGACGTCGAAATAACCACCTTTGACCGTGTCGGGCTGTGACATCTGTGCACTCCTGCGAATTTGCGGAGCGGGATACGATCGGGGGTGGCGGGGGATTACGGCTGGTCGTTAGTCCAGATCGGTTCCTCGTAACAGGCACATCCAAAAAGTACGCCAGCCCTATCGTTGGGCGCGTTGGCCTCGCTGTACACGCGCCCGTCTCTGGCCACGTGCTCCGGCCTCGGGTGCCGCACATGCGGAGAGTGTCGCCAGATGAACCGCGTCAATCCCGCCGCCTTGCGCCGCGACCGATCCATCGACCGCGATAGCTTGTCAGTCTGGTCGACACCGATACCGAGCGATCGACGCTTGGCCTTGGCGATAACGTCGCTGGCAGTCGTTCCAGCATCCGCAACCGGCTTTTTGGCCGCCAGATCGCCGAGCAGTCCCGACGTGATATCGTTCTGTATCTTGCGGCTGACATCGTCCGCGAGGCGCGATGCCCAATCGACGGTCGTCTGGATGTCGCCGCGGACATCGGCCGGCGTCGTGCTATGGGCGACGTTGAGCCCGGTCGCGGATTGGACACGACGCACCCACTGCCCACGATGCCATGCCTCTACGCGCGACACGACGTCGGGCAGGCGGCTCTTGGTGCTGGCGACGACTGGCGCAACCCGAGCCGCAGCATCATCGACAGCGCGCAGGGCAACGCGGGCATCACCGGTTGCCCGAGCCTCCGCATATGCCGCCATGATCGCCGGCCGCTCGGCCCGCCAGGCTTTCACGATGTCGAGAAACACCGCAGCCATAGACGAACGCAGCGCCTCCGTTGGCGCGATCTGCCGGAACGGGCGCGGCTTTATCTTGGCTGCGCGGATGATGGCGGGGAGGGACAGCCCGATCGCAATCAGGGCGGCGGCTTCGGCTCTGCGGTGTTCGTCGGGCTCAGTCGTCGGAGGTTGGGAGGCCATCGTGCATCAGGCGGTGATGTGCTTCACCGCCCACATGACCGCTTCCTCGATACGCTCGCGCGCGATGTGCAACTCGCGGTCGAACGTCATGATAGCCATCGGCTGGCCATCGACTTCTCCGGCTGGCTCGGGCGGCGTGCGAAGGGTGTCGATCAGGTCAAGGAACTCGGCGCCCTTGTCCTTCACGGCGACCATCTGCGCTTTCTCGGCGTCACTCAGGACGCGATACTGGTGGCGGACGGCATTGTTGGCGGTGCGCGCGTCGGGCGCTCTATCGACAGTAGGCATGATATTCTCCTGTGAGCAATCGATGCATTTGCGGCCCTCGACGCCGCACCACGGATGGAAGCAACTCATTCTTCCGTTACTCCCGATTTCCAGTCCTCGTTCACTGTCGAGAACAATTCCGGTCCAAACACCAACGGCCCGACATACGGCTTGATCGCTGCAACATCGACGCCGGGTGCATTCCACGACAACGTGATGTGCGGGCGATAGTCGGGCCAATCCCACGACGCGCCGGCCTCTGCGATACGGTCGTGACGCCATTTTAGATCATCGGATGCAAACAGCAGCGCGACAGCATCGCCATCACCGAGACGTTCAACCGTCCGCGCGCCGCCCGGTTTGACCCGCAGCTTGCCGTCCTGATCACCGGCCCAATCCGTGCCGACGCTAAACCAATCGACTGGTGTCCGCGAATAGGCGACGGTGACGTGCATGTCTGCGGGTGCGAGCGTCGTTTCCAAGCCCTGCGACTTGGCCCAGCGGATCACTTCGTCCGCGTTCAGCAGCTTACGTTCGATGTACAAGGTCTTCGGGTCCGCGCCATCAACGAACCGCGTGTCGTTTGCGGCTCGTCGCAGTGGGGCTACCTTGCCGCCGGTGGTCTGATCACCTCCTTCCGCTTGAATGGCGTTGGGGTCTTGCTCGTTCGGATCGGGCTCGGACAGCGACGGGAAGCGCTCGTCTTCCGGTATCTCGGCCAATGCGTCGCCGAGACCAGGAAACCACGACCTTTCCTCGAGCGTGTTCTGCAGCGCTTTGTCGAACGCAACGCCGGGAATCGCGCCGGTCGCCTGCAGCTTCTCCACGCCCTGCATGAAGGTGAAGAACGTCGTCGCTTCGTCCTTCTCTGACTGCGTCGACAGCGGCGCCCAGTCGTACCAGAGGCCGTCATCAACACGACCAAGCGCGGAAGGCACCAACACGGCGTCGATCTGCGTCATGCACGGTCGCAAATCGAGGTCCTGCCTGCCCTTGATCGTCTTATGGAACAGCGTGATATCGCTATCGCCGGTCGCGTTCATGCCCTGCGGCGAGATGCCCCACAGCACGGTCGCCGGCATGTCGGCAGCAGCAGCCGCGGCAGTGCGATAGGCCGCCATGATATCGGGCATGCCGGTCCAAGTGACCTGCTTGTCGTCGATCTTCTCGGCGCCCGTCGCACCGTCACCGCCATCGAGCCACGATACCGAGTTGTTGCTTTCGCCCAGCGCGAAGGCCTGCAACCGCTTGGCCAGTTTCGCCTCGCCACCGGGCTGACTGAGCATGTCGAGCAGCTTGGGGATGTAGATGCGCCGTAGTCTGGCCTGGCTGATCAGTGCGGCAAACCCGGTGTCCGCGGTGTCCACGTTCTGGATTGCGTCGATGATCGTCTGGACCTTGGCTTGTCCCCAGTGCGCGTCACGCCAGTCGACGCCCGCAATGTCGGTTACCGGCTCGCCCTTGAAGGCGACAACGCGAGAGGGGTGAAAGCGCATCGTCTTACCGCCAGACGTGCCGGAAAGCTGGACCTCGTAATAGGACGGGTGCCCGAACCATGGATCGCCCCATGTGTCGATCATCGGGCCGAGCGCGAAACGCGACCGGTGCCAGACGTGGATTGCCTTGAGGTCGCCGGCCCTGATCCTGGTCGGGTCGATCGCGTTTGCCTGCTCGGCGTCAGACCCGCCGACGTACAGGACCATGCCCGCTCCACCGAGCCCACGCAGGCATTCGGCGCGACGGACCTTGTTGCGGATGTCGAGCCGCTTTTCCTCGGCCTCAAGCTTTTCGATGTCGGCGCTGTCCGCCTGCCAGTCGCGCCATTCCCGCACCATCTCGGTGGCGGGCTTGTCGATTGCTTTCCGCATCACCCAGGACCCACGATAGGCCTGATCGATCTCCACATCTGACATGACGCGCGCGAAATAGCGGCTGTAGCTGCGTTGATCGGTGCTGGTGCCCATGCCGGTGAGCATGCTGATGAGCCCGTCGCGGATCGGCACGACGTTGCCGGCGTCCTTCAGGCGGACACTCTCGGGTCGGATGCGGCCGGACATGCGCGCTGGGATACGCGCGCGGGTGGGTTGATGATTACGGCTGGTCGGTTAGGGCGGCGTCGATCATGGCGTGGTGCATTGCTCGAGCCGTTCCCCTTGGGCTCTGACACTCCTTGTCCTCGGCGGCGTCGAGCATCGCCTCGGTCGGCTCGCGCATCGCGGCGAGGATGGCGCGCACTAGGGGCGTCACGTAAATGTTGCCGTCGACCGTCAACCAATCCGACCCGGGGCCGCGCGGGAAATAGCGTACGAGATACTCGCCTTCGTGCTGTCGGCGCAGTTCGTTTTCCAACGCAATCGCAACGCGCTCGATCATCGTATCGGTCATATCGCTATCCTCGCACAAATCATCACAGCGCCCCATAATCGGGGGAGTACGTGCCGCCGAGCATCAGCTCAGTCAGCGCCCAAACTCGCGCGTCGGCACGGTCTGGCGATCCTTCGCCGACATAGCCGGAAGCCGTCATCGAGCACATCTGGTCTTCGAGGTCGGGGAACGCACCGACGTGTGAAATGCGCCCTTGTTCATCGAGCGCCGCGATAGGCTCGGCACGCGCCACCTTGCCGCGGCTGGCGACAACTTCCTTGTACGACGCGTTCTTGTCGACGGTACGGATGACGTGTTCGACCATAGCGCCGCCGAAGTTGCGTTCGCCGATGATGCGATCGGCACCAAAGAACGACGCACACTCGACCACGCGACGGCCCCATCCTTCCGGCGAAAGCTGGCAGGTCCAGTCGCCGAGCACATAGCCGCGACCATCGATGCCAAGCCCAGCGGCTACGATGCCGATGTCGTCACCAGCGCCTGTGCCTTTGGTGCCGCTGGGGTCGACGGCGATCACGACGCGCTGTAGCTCAGGCGCTTCCTTCACCCGATTGGCGTCGAGCATATCCCGCGACCACAGCGCGCCCGGCACGTCGTCAAGCAACTCTGCGTTCAATTCCTGTCGTCCAAGACGGGTGCCGGCATACCGATCGACAATCGCCTTCATGAACGACGGCGCGAGGTTGGACGCATTGTCCATGGTCGAGCCTTTGGTGATGATCGTGCCGCTATCGGCGATGATCTCCTTCAGGACGGGAATCGGACGCGGCGTCGTCGTCACGAACACGCGCGGATCGTCACCAGCGCGCATGGTGAACTGCAGCATGTCCCAGGTCTCGCGAGCGTATCGATATTTCGCCAGCTCATCGACCCACGCCGTGTCAAACTCCGGACCGCGTAGCTGGTCGGGCTCGGTGCCGTTATAGCCGAAAGCAGTCGCACCGTTTGGCCATGCCAATCGAACAGGCTTGTAGCGTACGCGTGGCGCCTCATCGGCTGGGCTGATCGTCAACAGCCGGGCGACCATGACCTCCTCCAGATCCTTTTGCGTCTCAGCTACCAACGCGATGTTGCGAGCGCCGTCCTTGACCCGCTGCCGTATCCACTGAGCGCCGGCCTCCGTCTTGCCAAAGCCTCGACCAGCAAGCGCCAGCCATGTCCGCCAATCACCATCGGGAGCGAGTTGGTTGGGTCGTGCCCAGAACGGCCAATGGTAGCGGAGCGCGGCGCGCGTCTCAGTGCTGAGTTTCGCCAGTTCCGCTTCCCGCTCCGGTTCTGGCAGCGATGCCAGCAATTGAGCGGGTGAAAGCATCTGCATCTTCCTGAACCTTGTGATTCACGTCGACCGAGCCGCTGTGCTCAATCTTGGTGGTGAACATGCCCAGATGCCGACCGATGTTGACTAGTGCAGCCTGTTTGTCGTGAAGCTTCACCTTGAGCGCGCCGTCTTTGGTCTGGCTTATCTCGGAGATGGCGCCAACGATGTCGTCGCCCAATTCGTCGCTGTCGAACAGGCGGACGAAATTCGCCGCGCTGATCTCGACCTCGCCAGTTTCCTCCGCGCGATCGAGGTCCATGCGCGGCAGGTTGCCGGTCCACTTGAGCAGTTTGCGCATGTCAGCGAAGCCGATCTTGGCCAGTTCTTTAAGGACCATATCGGCCGTAATCTCGGTGCGGGCTGACCGCTCGCCTTGGGCTTCTGCGATGGCCTGCTCGATGTGAACATTTGTCAACAGCCTCGCACCCTGCTGCCGGGCCGTATCGGCACTGTAGCCAGCCCTGATCGCCGCCTGGGTGGCATTCAGGTCGATCAGGTACTCAGCGACGAAAGCTGCCTGCTTGTCAGTCAGCCCGGACACGACCAGCCCTCCGCCCAAACTTCTGCACCTGCGCCCGTTCCGCCAGCAGCGCCGCACCCCCAGCCTTCGCGATCAGTTGCCGCGTCACATCGTTCGACCGCCCGTAACACCGCTCGAGCAGCCTGTGTCCGCCGCGAAGAAACAGTTCCCGCACCTCGGCCGGATCGGTGTTCATGATTGCCGTCGGGTTCATAGCTCGATCACCCCCATGTGAGATTCCTGCGCCAGTTCGATGAACATCTGCCTCGCTTCCCGACTGGCGAGGTTCCAGGCCTGGACGATACGGCGCATGGCTGTGTCGACCGGGTCATCGTCCTCGATCGGTAGCCTGGCATGCGACCGGATCACCTTGACCTCGGCCTTGAGCGCCGCGGTCGTCATGCGCTCCGTCTCGGCTTTGCTCAGCAGCGTTTCCGCTTCGGTGTCGTCATCGATCGACATGACCGCGAGATGATGCCCGAACGTCAGGGCAGCGTGGCGCTTCGGTTCCGGGAAGCGCCGGCAGGTCTTCAGGATCGGGTCGAACCTGTCGACGTCTGACCGGAAAATGGTCTGCGCTTCGTCCCTTGCCTTGTCCCCGAACCGTTCCGCGCCATCGATTAGCCAGTCGCCGATCAGCCAGTTGATGGCGCGGGCTCCCATGCAGAGGCGGCGACCCAAGGCTTGCCAGTCCGCGAAAGTTTCCGTGGTGGGGAGGTTGAGGCCGGGGAGGAATTGTTCCTGAGGGGTGGGGGCGTTCACTTTTCCGTCTCCCGCTTGCGTT